ATTGAATCAAAATATTCCGAAAACTCCTCAACGTGATTTTTCGCATTACGATCAACAAACTCAAGAAAAAAAGCCAGATATGCCTAAATTTGATATTCAAGAAGAGAAAAAACCTCTTAAACCGGGTCGAAAACCAAAGCAAGCATTGGAATCAGTAGAAGAATACAAAAATCCAGTTATTGAATCACGCAATAATGATGGAATGCCATCGTATCGTTGCGAGTTTGCAGGAAGGGACATTTTTGTTGGATTTCCATGTTATAAGACTACAAACCCAGTTACAGCATTTGCATTGCTTGCAATGGCACTTGACTTTGGAAAAGACAAGATTCGGTTTGATATGTCAATTGGAGATGCCATGATATATCATTCTCGCAACAAAATTGCACAAAAGTTCCTTGAGACAGATGCAAAATGGCTTTTGATGATTGATGATGACATTATTCCTTGCATTGGTAGACCGCATTGGATGCGTTCAACTGTTTCCAGTGCCAGAACATTGCTAGATGCGCCACTTCAGCGTCATGTATTGCAACGATTGATTGGAGCAAACAAAACATTGATTGGTGGAGCATATTTTGGAAGGCAAGAAGGCGCTCCGCTTATGTGTTCTGACAGGTCACTTGAGACAAAAGCTCGCGCATATCAAGATGAGGTTGCTACTGTTGATTGGGTAGCTACTGGATGTATGCTTGTTCATCGAAAAGTCTTCCAAGACATCGAAGAAAAGTATCCAGAACTAAAATCGCCAATCGCAAATGGCGAATTTGATTTCTTCCATCCAATTAACTCTGCAACTGGGGAAGATGTTTCGTTCTGCAAACGAGCAAAAGAAGCCGGACATCAGCCGCACATTGATCTTGGGCTTCCTGTATTCCACGTTGGCTATCGCTGCTATTAATTATGAAAAATATATACGCATTTTATACAAGCATTCAACTTGCAAATCAAAATGAGGAGTTTGCTTGCTCTAACTGGTGGAAAACATCGTGGGAAAAACTTGGATGGAACGCAGTAATGCTTAATCGTTCTCATGCTCAAGGATCACATCTTTACAATAAGCTTGCGTCTAAGATGCTCAATGCCTCAAGCAGCCTCGCAGAAGACCGCAGGAGCGAGTTAGATTGGCTTATGGCTCGATTTACCCGTTGGTGTGCGCTACACGCAGCAGGAGGCGGCTGGATGAGTGATTATGATGCTTCCAATATTGATTTTACTCCAGATAAAGCAGATGAAATAGAACAAAAGCAATCTATATATGTGTGCGGAGAACCTACATATTTGTTTTACACAACCCGCGATATGTGTTCTGCTGCAATTATGAAGTTTGTCAATCAAGACATCTTTGATTTGTCAGAAAAATGTATGATTAATTCTAAAGATAAAGATTTGTCTTCAAAATTGGTTAAGCATTGCAATAATACATCAAAAATGATGCGTTCAGAGCAAATGCAGGGGTTAATGCGTCAAAAGTGACATTTTATGAATAGTCCATTTATTAAAACAAAAACATTCCTGCATACTGGTCATATTGGAGATGTTATTGCGTTTCTTCCAATATATTATGGATTGGCAGGAACACGTTTAGTAATTTGCGACGACCCCGGCTCTGTTCCAATGAGTGGATTTAAATATAATTCTTTAAAACCACTTCTTATCAATCAAGGAATCAATGTTTCTTTCAATGATGTCAGTGTTGTAGATTACGACATGACGCATTGGAGGGAATGTTATGAGCATCACATTAGTTTGATGGATTCTCAAGCGAGATTTATTAATTTTGTTCCAAAAGGAATAGGAAGTGTAAAAATAACGCAACCTTGGATAAAAGTTGATCAAGATAGCAATATTTTTGGCAAAATTGTTTTCAATAGATCACCAAGGTATCACAACCCTGCATTTAACTGGAAGAGAATACATGAAAAATATCATAAAAAAGCAGTTTTTATTGGAACTGAATATGAATATGCAGATTTTTGTAAAAATGTAGGTAAGGTTGATTATTATTCGACATCAGACTGCCTTGAAGTTGCTAGAGCAATCAACGCTTGTTCATTATTTGTTGGGAATCAATCGTCTGCCTGTTGGATTGCTATGGCACTAATGAAACCATTGATACAAGAAGTATTTCCTCCAACACCTAACAGTATTATTAAATATAATGGTGCAATTTTTGGATTTGATGATAATATTGTGATTCCAGACATTAAATGAAAGCTGTAATTGTCAAGGCAAATTCTCAAATTAAAGTTGTTGATCGTCTTGTTGATTACATAAAAAAACTAGACGGAACAGACGTTGTTGTTATTCCATCATGTGAGGAAACAAGTGAATATCCAGATAGAAACAATTTTGCCTTGAGAGAAGCGGCAGATTATATGGCTGGAGAACCATTTTTTTGGTTGGAACCAGATGCGATTCCTTTAAAAGCAGGATGGTTAAAAGAAGCAGAAAAAGAATATTTTTGTTCTGGAAAAGAATTCATGATTTCTTCTGATGAAAATCCACCGCACGACATGGTTGGAGGAATTGGAGTTTATGGGCCAAGCACTCGTTGGCTTATTCCCAAACACATTGATGGCAATTTTAAAGGGCAAGGATGGGATGGGTGGATGATTAAATCAATTCCGCATACAATACACAGGACTCCGTTAATACAACACAGCTACGGGTTATATCACATGGGACAAGTAGAAACTCATAGATTCCCAAGAGACGTTGAAATGATTAGAGAAAAATCTATTATTTTTCACAGAGACAAGTATCAAGACATAATTAACATAAAAAATCTAAAATAGATAAAATCTAGTTTAATCTAAATAACAATTATGAAAGAATCAAGCAAAGCAATGGAACGTCGGTTTAACTCGGAAAAATCAATACTTTTTTCTAAGATATTCAAAGGTGAAGGAATTGATATTGGAGCAGGAGATGACTTAATCAATGTTCCAAATGTTCGTAGGTTTGACATGGAAGACGGAGACGCAAACCATCTTGATCAATACTTCCCAAAAGAGTCATTTGACTACATCCATGCTTCTCAATGTTTGGAGCATATGCACGATCCTAAAGCCGCTCTGAATTCTTGGTTGAAAGTTTTACGCAAGGGAGGTTATGCTGTTGTTTGTATTCCGTCTTGGGAACTTTACGAGGGCATGATTTGGCCGAGTCGATTTAATCCAGATCACAAGTCAACATGGTCACTTTGGCAAAAAGGTTCTCCAGCTCCAACTCACGTTTGTTTGCCAGAATGGTTAGCAAGCTTTGATTGCAATTTAATATACTGCGACTTGATTGACACAAACTATAATTACAAAATTGGAACATCAGTTGATCAAACATATCCATACGAAAATCGAGTTGAAGCATTCATAGAATTTGTTTTGCAGAAGCGTTAGTAAATATACCTTCTGGAAGGCTTGAGGTTGGCAGCAGAGACACTTCGCCCATTGTATTGAGTAAGTGTCTTGTAAAATACCTTCCGTATAGGAATCGGCAGTTTAGCTTTCGACATTACGCTGCTATCTTTATCGGGTCGCGCCAACACTCAACAAACACCCATTAGCAGCGCCTTCGCCTACCCCGTGCAAACATTCAAACTTTAATCTTAATGTTTACCGAACTCGGAGTAGCGTGTTTACCCAAATAAATTTGAGCGGGAAAATTGGCATGGTTACATCATATTTTCCCTGCGCTTTTTTTGACAAGTTATCCCAAAGAATTAGTTGCCATGATTTCTGTCATATTTCGCTCACAGATATAGCATCCGTTGCGAGCTACTTTTGGGAACTGCTTTGACGCTTCATACAAAAGGAAAAACCCGCCTTGATAGGAACAGTATCAAGACGGGTTATCTACACCTATGTTACCAAGGAAATGTAGTCCGATTGAATTCTGTTCCAATTCAAGAAAGATGCAAGCAGAATAATTATTTTTTTTCATATGTCAAAATCTTTTTTTAAAAAAATCATTTGACGATATTTTTCTCAACCCTCATAGGTCACTTATCTCGGCGAACCATTCCGTATATGGTGACTCCGTGGAAGTCAAAGAATCCACATACAGGCCGCACAATAAGCCCAGCGTGCCGGGGCGAACAAACAAGAATCAAAGCAGGATGATCAATTTCGTGACATAACGAAAATGATATTCCAGCAACTTGAATGTCGCCCGAAGTTTTCTAAACAACGGGTAGGTTCAAGCAGAACAAAACCCAAACACAAACAAAACTAAAACTTAGAAAACTAAAATTATGCCTAACGATTGTATTCCATTGGCCGCGATTCAAGACTTCGCCTCCAAAGACGTAAACCGCATCATCGGTCAGATTGGCCGTGTGCTTGCTCGCAAATCCCCATATGTCAATTCTATTGATGGCGGGACTCTCCCTAATGTATCGGATGTTGTCCGTAGCGTTGTTGAGGAAATGGCAGTTCCTGCCGCCTCGCTTGCTGCTCCTACATTCGTGAATGACACTACCCTTTGTGGTATTGGTGCTACTCCCGATCAGGTTGGCTCGACTGAATATCAGTTCCAGCTTCAGACCCTTCGTGGTGCAGGCCCACGTGTTTGCGTTAAGCAAGCTCGCACTGCCTTCAAAGGTTCTTACCTCCAAGCTCAAGTTTCGCTTGAAAAAACGATTCTCCAGCTTATCAATGCTGATATTCGTTATCAATATTTGATCCAGTCTGGTATCAAGTATGTTGTCAATAGCACCAAGTCTTTCACGCAAAGTCTTACTGGTGATATGCAGCAGATCAACACGAAATTTGCAACATTCTTGCCAGATACGAATGTTAATTTCAAGACTCTCTACAAGATTGGAACTTTCCTTCGTGAAGAGATGCTTGCCGAGCCATTCGCATCAAAAGATGGTGAGTTCTTCCAAGTTCTTGCTTCCGCAGATCAGATTGAGAACTTCCGCAATGACGCTGACGTTAAGGAAGACCTTCTCTATCTCTCCGCTGGTAGCTTCAAGCTTGGTGAAGAGTCCATTTCTGGCTATCAGTTCATGGGCTATCGCGGGTTTGCTTTTGGTATTGACCAACAGCCACTTCGCGCAACTGGATTTGATGGTTCTGGAAACCTCGTTTTGGTTAATCCTATCGTCAGCACTGCTGTTACGAATGGCTTCGCTCAACGCCGCAACCCAGCTTGGGTTTCTGCTCCATACGAAGTTATGTTTGTCATCGCTGGTGAGGCATTCAAACGTCTCATTCCAGAACAGTATGTTGGCGAGGGAACATTTAAGTTTGCTCCTCAACTCGCTATGGGTGAGCTTGAGTGGACTTATTTCCGCGACAACGATTGTAACTTGTATGGTGATTTTGGTCAGCACATCTACCAAATTTCCCGTGCAATTCAGCCAGTTCGTCCGCAGAACGTGTGTGCAGTTCTTTCCAAACGCTGCCCGTTTGATGGAATTCCTACTGCCTGCTCGACCTCTGCAACTGGTCTGTAATTAGGTAGGTTGGTATCGGTGGCAGGGTCAATTAACGCGACCCTGCCACTTCATCAGCTTATATTATTATGAATATTCCTTCTATTCTCGACACAGCAAAATTTCGCCATCTTGTTTTGGATGGTGCAAATGAAATTTCAACAGGAATTGCAAGTCTTAAAGGGTTTCAAATTCCAACATACGATCAACTTGCTTTGACATATTATGGAAGCACAAACAATATTGCTACTGTTGTGTATAAAAAATCTGGAGCTACTGTTGCAACTTTAACATTGACATATTCTGTTCAGCCTCCAACAGTGAGTGATGCTAATCTTGTCAACGTAGTAATTTCTTAATATGGCATTTAAATTTAATCCATTCACAGGTAAACTTGATATTGCAGGTGGCGGAAGTGGTGGTGGCGGCACGGTCACAAGCATTACGGCAGGCACAGGACTTACTGGCGGGACTATTACGACCTCTGGAACAATTGCAATTGATAGCACAGTAGTTGTAAAAGACGCTAACAATAACATCTCAGCGAATGCGTTCTTTAATAATCTTGCAACAATTACTGCATCTGGAACTCAAGTTGTTTTAACTGCTGCATCTGCTCCTGTCTCTCTTGTTACTGGATCTGGTGGACAAACAATTAAGTTGCCAGATGCAACTACACTCACAAAAGGCACAATTTTTAGTTTTAACAACAATCAAAGTTCTGGTGCAATACTGGTAAATAATAACTCCAATACTCTTGTTGTTTCCATTCCATCTGGTGGATATGTCACAGTTGTTTTGCTTGATAATGCAACGGCAGCAGGAACTTGGGATAGGCACGATCAGTCTCCAGCAAATGTTTCATGGTCAACCAATACATTTGATTATCCGGGATCTATTACTTCAGCTACTTGGAATGGAAATACTGTTGCTGCAAATCGAGGCGGCACAGGTCAATCTTCAGCATTTGTTGCTGGTGGAGTAGCTTATGGTTCTACAACTTCAGCATTAGGTGTAACACCTATTGGAACTGCTGGTCAAGTTCTAACTTCTGCTGGCGCGGGAACTCCAACATGGACAACTCCTGCAACTGGGACTGTAACGTCTGTTACAGGAACTTCGCCAATTGCATCATCTGGCGGCGCAACTCCAGCAATCAGTATTGCAAACGCAGCAGCAGATGGAGTAACTAAAGGAGCGGCGGCATTTACAGCATCTGATTTTGATGCAACAAGCGGAGTAGTTAGCATTGACTATACTAATGGGCAGGCAGCAAGCGGAAGCACTAAAGGATTTCTTACTTCTACGGATTGGACTACCTTTAACAGCAAACAAGCAACAATTACAACTGGTGCTGTTGATAATGCTATCCTCCGAGCAGACGGAACTGGTGGAGCAACATTGCAAAATTCTGATCTAAATATTGATGATGCTACTGTTTCTACTCAAGCGAATGTTGCTATCACTAACCAGCACTCTGGACAAACCAACTCCGCGCTTGTCCTCACGCCGAAAGGCACAGGGGCGATGATCGCAGGGCCGAAGCCGGATGGCACGGCAACTGGCGGTAATGCAAGGGGGGCAAGGGCAGTTGACTTACAACGAAACAGAAGCACAGCAGCACAAGTTGCATCAGGTGCTGATGCAGTGGTAAGTGGCGGTGCTCAAAACACTGCAAGTGGAATAAATTCTTCTGTATTAGGTGGATCGCTAAATACTGCGTCTGGAAATTCTTCAGCAGTGTTAGGCGGGTATAATGGAACTGCGTCAGGAATATGCGCAAGTGTATTATCGGGTGATAGTTCAATAGCAAGCAGCAATAGTTGTGTAGCTTTTGGACTCCAATGCTCCGCGCAAGGGGTTTCTTCCTTTGCAATTCAAGAAATAACAAGAGCATCTGCCAGAATCTCGTTTAGTTCTGGAGCAAATTCATTGGCAGATCGTCATGCGATGCAAGCGCATTCAGCAGGACAATTCGCAGCTCAAGGAGACGCACAACGCGCCCGATTTGTCCTTCGCTGCAAGACGACAACAAACACCGCAGTTGAAATGGCACTGGATGGAGCTACGACATATCTTGGAATTCCATCTGGAAAATATCTTACTGGAACAATTAACATTGCTGGAATCAAAAGCGATGGATCAGCAACAGCAAGTTATATTCGTCAATTCTCAATTAAAAATGTTGCTGCAACTACAACGCTTGTTGGAACAGTCAATACAATTGGAATAGATACAGTATCACTAACATCAATTAGCATTACAGCAAATGACGCAAGCGACTATTTAAGTGTTCAAGTTACAGGAATTGCATCTGAAACATGGAGGTGGGTTGCAAGTGTTGATGTTGTTGAAGTAGCTTACGGAGCATAATTTATGAAAACATTTGGACTTATATTTCCAGACGGAACAAGAGAGCTTGCCAGTGTCGTTCTTGACGATGAAGGCAATCCACGAATTGATACGATTAGACCTTATCCAGTCCCAGAAGGATGGGAAGACCCTCGTCTTGTAGAGGTGGTGAAAATAGAAAAACCAGAAGATGGCGAATGGGAGCCTATTGTGGTATGGTTTGAAGATCGAGTTGAGCGTCAGTGGAAACAAATTAATTAATCAATGACTCCAAAAGTAATCTGGACAACTGGGCCTCAGTCATGCGCTCCTTGCAATCCTTATCAATTGCCGGGCCAACAAAACGATTGTAATTGGCCTTATGTGGGATCAACAGGCGCAACTGGTGCAACTGGTGTTAATGGATTAAATGGAGCGACAGGCGCGACAGGTGGAGGTGCTACTGGAGCAACTGGTATTCAAGGCGCAACAGGAGTTGCTGGAGCAACTGGAACTGCTGGTGTTGGAATTAATGGATCAACTGGATCAACAGGAGCCACAGGACTTACTGGAGCAACTGGCCCCAGCGGTGGGCCAACCGGGGCTACTGGCGTTGGAATGCAAGGTTCCACTGGAGCAACTGGATTAACAGGTAATAATGGTGCTACTGGGATAGGTTCAACTGGAGCTACAGGTATTACTGGAGTGCAAGGTTCTAGTGGGGCTACTGGCATTCAAGGATCAACTGGAGCTACTGGTATTGGGTCATCTGGTGCAACAGGGGTTCAAGGAGCTACTGGAATTACAGGTGGACAAGGTTCTACGGGTTCAACAGGTATTGCAGGAAACCAAGGCTCTACAGGGGCTACTGGTGTTGGTGTTCAAGGTTCGACTGGCTCTACTGGAGCTGTTGGCGGACAGGGCAGCACTGGAGCCACTGGAACCGCAGGTAACAATGGATCAACAGGTGCTACAGGGATTGGCGCAAGCGGATCAACTGGAGCCACAGGAGCTACTGGAATTGGAACACAAGGTTCTACAGGAGCAACTGGAACTGCTGGTGTTGATGGAGCAACTGGAGCTACTGGAATTTCTGTAACAGGCGCAACTGGAGCAACCGGGACTGGCGGAATTTCTACTGCCGATGTTCAAGTTTTTACAACCGCTGGAGCATTTACTTGGAACAAACCTACAAATGCAAAATCTGTTCATGTTGTTGTTATTAGTGGCGGTGGTGGCGGTGGGTCTGGACAAATGAGTGCTGCGGCATCTCCAGCATCTGGTGGTGGCGGTGGTGGTGGTGGAGCAAGAAGTTTCATGACATTATCCGCTGCATTACTTGGAGCTTCAGAAAATGGAGTTGTTGGCGCGGGTGGCGCGGGTGGTGCATCTGTAACATCTGTTGGACTTGGAAATAATGGATTGCCCGGAGGCCCGTCTAATTTTGGTCTTTGGGTTTATGCTGATAGAGGGGGGAATGGAACTGGAGGCACTGCTGGCACTGGAGGCAGTGCTGGTGCTGGTGGTGGACGAGCATTGTTTATTGGAGGAACAGGAGCAAACGGATCGGCAACAGGTGCAGGAACAAATGCAGGAGGAAATACGAGTGCTGGTGGCGGTGGTGGGGGAGGTGGGGGAACCGCGGGATCAGTATCAGCAGGAACTGGAGGAACTGGAGGATTAGCAACTTCATATAATGGATCAGCGACTGCTCCCGGTGCTGGCGTGAATGGGCCTGATGTGCCAACCAATACTCCGCTGAATGCTTCTGGTGGCGGTGGAGGCACAGCAAGTTTTTCAGCCCCAGCGATGGCGGGAGGCAATGGAGGATTATATGGTGCTGGTGGCGGTGGTGGCGGTGGCGGTAGTGGGTTTGCATCTGGCAAAGGCGGCAATGGCTCGCAAGGTATTGTGGTTGTAACAACTTATTTTTAATATGAGCGAACAATACGCAATCATTAATACAGAGGGTGGATGGTTGGATTTTATTACTTATTGGGATAAAAATTTGTATCCATCATGGCAACCCTTACCCAACACTTATGCAGTTTTAGCAATCGAAATTGATTTATCAAAATTACCAGAAAGACCAGAATAATGGAAACTAACTCATTTAACGCAGGATTAACTGGTGTTATTGCAACTGCAACATCAGTTGGGATTTCATTCTTACCGGAAGTAGAAGCATGGTTGCGCATAGCGTCTCTTATTGTAGGTATAGTAGTTGGAGTTGGTTCACTTATTGTTCTTGCTCGTAATTGGAATAAAAAATAAGCCTTGATGAAAAATAAAATTGCATTAATGTTGTTTGTATGTCTTGCACTCACAAGTTGCGTTTCTGTGCCTATTCCTCCAGTTGGAAATGATATTGGAAAATACGGACAAGTTAAAATTTCAGTTAATGTAAAGTATCTCCCACCAGAACAAGAAATAGATTGGTTCAATCCAATCATACCGCAACCTAAACTATATAAAGATAAATGAAAATCGTAAATTACATCCTTGATCGACTTGCAGAGAACTCCACATGGCGCGGACTTGTGTTCGTTGCATCCGCCGCTGGAATTACGCTTGTTCCAGACCAAGCAAACGCTATCGCGGCTGCTGGCATGGCGGTTGTTGGCGCAATCAATGTATTCCGCAAAGAAAAAAAATAATCCATGCTTCACAAACTTATCGCCATAGCTTCCGCTGAAGTTGGCGTTAGGGAAGATGGTGGAAATAATCGTGGATCACGTATCCGCGAATATCAGTCCGCAACAGAATTAGACCCCGGAAATTGGCCATGGTGCGCAGCATATATTGACTGGTGCATTCGTGAATGGGTATCTATTCCACAAGTTGTAATTTGGCTTAATCTTCAACGCAGAAGTCCAGAAGAATGGCGACCAAAAACAGCACTTGCATATGGTTTAAAATCTTGGGCATTACAACGTCCAAATACGACTAAAATATATAATGATACTCATAAGGCACAACTTGGCGACATTGTAACATTTGACTTCTCTCATGTTGGATTTGTCGTTGAAGATACAGGCAGTGAAATTGTGACTTTGGAAGGAAACACCAATGGCCGAGGTGACAGAGATTCAACAAGCGGAGATGGTGTATGGAAAAAAATTAGAAAAAAAACACTTGTAAAAGATTTGATTCGCATTCATCCAAGTATCGCATCGATATAAATAAATATGGCTAATATTGCACACAAATGGAAAAAAGTGTTAGCAGTTTCATGCAGTCATGCAAAATACTGCGACAAGGAAGCTCTTGATGCTGTCTTGAGGTTCAAAAAAGACTTCAAGCCGCATACGACAATACATCTTGGAGACTTCGTTGACCTAACCAGTCTGATGTCTGGAGCGAAAGGTGCAAGCGAAGCAGAACCATTGATTCCAGACATTGATACAGGTCTAATGCACCTAAAAATGCTTGGAGCAAATGTTGTTCTTTGTGGAAATCACGAAGATCGAGCATGGAGGTTGCGACACAGCAACAATGCGGTTGTTGCTCATGCTGCTTACAAAATTGTTGAGGCTATTGAAGAGTGTTGCAAGAAGCTACGCGCACCATTGTTTCCGTGGGATGGTGTTTGGCAGATGTATGACCTAGCCGATATTGGATTCCAGCATGGCGTTCTTTTCAACGAGATGGCCGCGAGAGACACTGCTGAAGCGTTCTGCAATAGCACAAGAAGGAAGGTAGTATTTGGTCATTCTCACAAGGTTTCCATGCAGCCGGGACGCAATCTTGTTGGCGGCATGGGATACAACATTGGAACACTGACAAAACGATCTGGAATGGATTACGCAAAGTGTCGCAGAGCTACATTGGCATGGACGCAAGCATTCCTTTGGGGAGAATACTGCGAAGAACTCAAACAATCCTGCATCCACATCACAAGTAGAGAGCAAGGTCAACCTTGGAGGTTGCCATGACACCAAACGATTTTTTAAAAGTCATACAAGATAGTCTCAATAAACGATACGAACCTGCTCCTAATGGTTGGTATTGCACAGATGATTTAATGTCAGCTTGGAACACAGGAAGATCATCCGTTCAAGAGAGAATTAAAGAAGGGAAAAAACTTGGATTCGTAACTGAAAGAAAGTTTTTTGTTAAAAAAAATGGTGGAAGGATGATTCCATACTACAAATTCCATGAAAAAGAAGATAATCAAAAAGAAAATAAACGGAAAAATTTGGAAAATACAATTCGGTCACGCAGGAAAAACTGATGGAGTTGATAACGATGGAATTTGCGACTACGAAACACGAACAATTTTTATCAATCCAAGGTCAGGCAGAAGCTTTATCAATGTATTATCTCACGAATTACTTCACGCTAGATTTCAAGACTTGGAAGAAGACGCTATAGAAGAAATGGGAACACTGATTGAAGATGTTTATTATGAAATGTGTGAAATAACTTTTGACACAAACACACAAACAAAGTAGAAAACATAAATTATGTCTTGCGGATGCTCTAATAACATATCAACTGCCTGCCCCGAGGTTCCATATCCAACAATTTCACCAGAATCAGTTCCTTCATTGATTGGAAATCTTGTTTATGCTCTTTATGGGCAAATTAACAAATCCGTTGTAAATGGACGAGTTATTTGGGACATCCCATGTGATCCTAATAACACAACTGAGATTTTTGATCAACCTCGTCTTACTGATGAAGGCTTGATGTGTTATTTTATCAGACTTGCTAATGATGGCACATTCATGGGGGCAACTGGGCCTGTCGGTGCTACAGGGTTTGGAGCAACTGGGTCTACTGGAACTCAAGGTGCAACAGGTCCATCTGGAGGCGCAACTGGAGCGACAGGTCCATCTGGAACAAATGGAACAAATGGAACAAATGGAACAAATGGAGCAACGGGAGCTACTGGCCCAAGTGGAGGTGGAGGAGCGACTGGTGCTGGAACTGACGCTATCTTTTGGGAAAATGGTAAGAATGTAACTACCAACTACACAATTTCTACAAACAAAAACGCAATGTCCGCTGGGCCAATCACAGTCAATTCTGGAGTTGTAGTCACAATTCCAAGTGGATCAGTATGGACAATAGTATAAAGGATTAAAATTATGCCAGTAACAATTAACGGAACAACAGGAGTAGTAACGCCGGGAGCAACTATTGGATCAATCAATGGTATTTTGAAATCATCTTCTGGAGTAGTATCGCAAGCAGTAGCTGGACAAGATTATGGACAAATAACTCTCGCTACCGCACAGACTGCATCTGGAACTGCTGTTGACTTTACTGGTATTCCATCTTGGGTGAAGCGGATTACTGTGATGTTTAATGGTGTCAGCACAAGCGGGACAAGTAACATTCAGATTCAGATTGGGTCTGGCTCTGTAACCTCCACTGGATACACCAGTTCTATTGTTTGTGGGACAGCGGGGAATCTCTTGTCTGGAGCAACTGGAACAACTGGATTTTTGTGCGTTCAACCGTTGGTAAACAGCTTCCTAAATAATGGACACGCCATAATAACTTTAGCAGGTTCTAATATTTGGGTTATGGCATCCAGCATTACAACCTCAACATTGGCTTCAGGCGTAATTGGAGGTGGAACCATCACTCTCTCTGGAACACTTAATTGTATCCGTATCACCACAGTCAATGGCACGGATACATTTGACGCTGGAACAATTAACATTTCTTACGAATAATATGGCAACATCACTCTCATTAGAAAACGATCCCAGCCTTGCTCAAGGGTATCTCAAAGTCAATGGATCAACTGCCGCTACGATTACTACGAGTGGCATTACAGGAAACTTGACTGGTAATGTTACTGGCAACGCTGATACTGCTACCAAGCTATCTAGTGCATCTGGTTCTGCTCCATCCTACGCTTGCCGTGCATGGGTGAATTTTGATGGCACTAAAGACACGACAGGCGCAACAAGCACGGCAAATACGAATCGACTAATTGTTGCAAGTGGAAATGTAACAAGTGTTTTTCGTAATTCTCAAGGAAATTATACTGTTACATTTACAACTCCAATGCCGGGAAATTATAGTGTTTCTGGAATGTGTTTTTATACAAATGCGTCAGGAGATTTGGCTGTTCCGCTAATTGTAACAATAAATACAAATTTTTTAACAATAATATCTGCGGTAGAAAGTCTTTCAACTGGTGACGCAATTCCAATTGATACTTCAGTTTTTACAATTCAAATAGTTTGTTAATCTTATGCCAACAACAATCGACTCCGCAGGAATTACTTTTAACGATGCAACCTCATTTACGAGTGCAACGCTTGCCGCTAACTCTGTTGGTGCAACGCAGATCGCTAATGGATCAGTCACCGCAGTAAAACTTGGCACTACAGAGCAGAAACAGATTTGCAAAGCATGGGTGAATTTTAATGGGAATCTTTCAAGTCCTATTACACCAAGAGATGCATACAATGTCTCAAGCATTACAAAGAATGGAACTGGTGATTATACTGTGAATTTTTCAAGCGCATTGGCTGATGCAAATTATTCTGTTTCTGGTGTATGTGCAAGTGGAACATTGATAACATACACAAGCACTACTGCCCCGTATGTTTGTGGGCCTCAAGCAACTCCAACAACATCACAATTTAGATTTGGAACTGGCGCAGGAGCAGTTGGCGGTGGCACAGGAACAAGAGCAGATCAATCTTATATTTACATACAAGTATTTGGAAACTAATTTTATGCTTATCACATATCCACAACCAAACGGACAAGTAGCAGTGGTCATACCTACCGGAGATGTTAATAATGCAATCAAAGATGTTCCAACAGGAGTAGAATACAAGATCGTTGAGTCAGTTGACATTGATAACGACTACTTCAACGCATACGAGTTTGATGCTGAACTTGGCTCAAAGGTAAACATCGAGAAAGCGAAAGCTATTCATCTTGATAAGTTCCGTGCTGCTCGCGCACCTAAACTCGCCAAGCTCGACATTGACTTTATGAAGGCAGTTGAGACTGGAGATGAGGCAAGGAAAGCTGAAATTATCGCTGTCAAGCAAACCCTCCGCGATGTTATTTTGACTACACTTCCAGATGATCTCGCTGGCATCAAAGCAACTTGGCCCGATATTCTGAATTAATATGCCATACGCAAAAGAAAAAACTAAACTCAAGTCTGATTTCATTGATCTTAGTGAAGAACTAAAATCAAGTGAAATTCCAATGCCAATGGAAATGAATGAAAATGAGTATCATTATCCATCGCTTTATTTTTCAAATGTAAAAGGACTTGAAAAGCTCGGCAAAGAAGGAATGGCAGTTATTCATTACAAAAAAGTAATGGAACGCACGGAAGACGTTACTCGCAATGGTAAAACTGAAAAACGTAATTCTGTTGAGCTTCAGATTTGCGGCATCAAGCCAGAATGTTGCGAGGAAATGCCAGAAGCAAAAATGAAAGAAGATGACGAAGATGCTATTGAGATGGGATTGAAGGCTGCTGAAGGAACTAAAACAAAAAGCGAAACCGAAAAATACGAAGATTAATTTTATGGCTGATAAAACAATGCCTCCAACTGAGGCTCCAACACCAACACCAGAAGCGATGCTGGGGGAAATGACCGCACCAACTCAAGACATGACTGCTCCTACTGGTGGACAAGTTATGGTTCAAATGCCATCTGATGCGTTTGATTCTATTTATATGCTTGTTAGCCAGCTTCAATCTGGTCTTGAAGCTCTAAAGGCTAATGTTGAAGCTCAGAAAAGCGGTTCTGTTGGTGGTCAAGCAATGGCTCCAGAAGCTCCATCAAGTGCTTCAGATGAAGAGTTTCTTAAATCTCTTGCACAAGAGGGTTCAATGCGATAATTTCGCCCCATGTTTGTATCGCAGATTTACGATGAATGCGCTGAGATTCTAGGAACTACCGACGAAAAAAAGATTTTTCGTAAAATTCAGCAAGCAGTAGCAACGTTGATGGAGTCTGGACACTGGACTCACTCTGTTGCTGATGTAGATGTATGCACTGGATGGGATCGTTGTTCAATCACGCTTCCTCGTAATATTGATGTTCCACTTGCTGTTAATATTGATGGTAGTCCTACATACTTTCGCAATCGTCTCTTCCAATACCATGTAAATAAAGGCGGAATGTTTAATTCCGTTGAATGGGCATGGGATGATCGAGGTTATGTTGCAACTCTGATGGACATCATTCAGCCTTCGCAGCTTGTTGCAATAGCTGAGTTGGAGAACGATGTTGGTAAGACAATTCGCGTTCTTGGAACTGATGAAAATAATCGAACAATTCGTTCACAGCTTGCAAATGGGACTGGTGTCGATGGTTTGATTGTTCCAATTCACTCGCAAAGTGATTTTGCATATGGAACAATTGCTTCAGACGATGCCACAGTAAAAACCCGTAGTGTAGCTATAACTCCTATAAACTTGTTTAAATCGTCGTCCGCTCATGGGC